ATCATGCCCGTCATGTTCTGGGCCAAGGCACACAAGGAGTTCCTGGAGAATCAGGCCACGCTGGTCAAGGCGTACTCCCAGTTCGCTTTCAAGGCCACACTCCCCACCCGCACAGGTGCCGGAGCCGTTGCCACCAAGGTGGCCGCACAGCCCTCCCGAGACCCATTCACTGGCGAGTCCAACGGCGTGGGGAGCACCTTTGTCGGCGCTGGCGGTGCCACGCTGTCCTCGGTGGGCCGCACGGGCGGCTCGGTGGACTTCAAGGCGGGGCTCCCACTGGCAGGGTACGTTGCCGCTGGCCTGAACGTGCCACTGAACGAACTGACCGCCGATGCCGGGGACGCCAACCGCTCCTCCGCTGAGACCCTTTCGGACTCCAATGAAAAGGTCATGAAAGCGCGGCAGGATGAGCACAAGAGGTTCCTCTCCGGTGTGCTGGAATACCTCGGCTACCCGGACATCGACGTGATCTTCCCGCCGATTGCCATGGAAGCTGTCTACCGCCAGATTCAGTCCATTCAGCAGGCTGCAGGTCTGAACGTCATGTCGGACAAGGAAATCCGTGAACTGCTCCTGAAGGCGTTCGACATCGACACCGATGACGGGATGCCCACCGAGGACCAGATGAAGAACCTCCTGCTCTCCATCACGCTCGCGGGTGAGCAGGCTGCTGAGCAGAAGGCTGCAGCCCAGAAGACAGCTGACCAGACGGCAATGGGCGGGGCCAAGAAGCCTGACAGCAGCATGAAGTCCTACGGTGACAACTCGTACCGCAAGGACGCCACAGACGCCGCGCGCTCCGGGGCTAAGGGCTAGGCCATGCTGGCCGGTCAGATCGGGCTGGTTCGCCACTCCGAACACTGGGTGGGCAAGACTGTGGAGTGGGCCACTGACTCCACAGCTTGCCACGTCGTGGTCTTTGTCTCCGAGACCGAGTGCGTGTCCGCTGAACCTACCCGCGTGATCCTGCGTGACCCTGCCAGCTTCCAGTGTGCCGATCCCTCGGGTTGTCGTGGCATGGCTGGAACGTCGCCCGAATCTCGATTGCAGCCAATTGACGGATATGGCACTACTCGCTGGCGGGCTGCGCCTGTTCCCACATGATTCCGTGCTGGTGGTTCCCGGCCATTTCGAGGCTTATTACCGCGCGCAGGGCTGGCTGAGTGAGCAGCAAGTTGTAAACCCTGTTTAGTAGGTCTGTATTTTCCGGTCAATAAATACACAACTGATAAGATTGTGTCTAAGACGATTGGAGTTTCCCTGTGACCATTATGCAAATCACTGAGGCAGGTGCGCTTGCACCGGCTCAACTGACGGGCAAATCTTGGCGAATCAAGATCATCGAGGGGGATAAAAAGGGTTCTTCCGCCTATTACCCCAAAGAAGCCCTGCAAGAAGGCGCTCCACTTTTCAAGGAAAACACCAAGATTTTCCTGAACCACCCCACGCAGGATGACAAATTCAACCAGCCGGAACGCCGGGTGCAGGATATTGCCGGGTACCTCACTGAGGGCGCGACTTACGAGGGTAAAGACCTTTATGGCAACGTGACATTCCTCCCCCAGTACCAGGAAATGGTCAAGGAACTCGCTGAGCGCGGTCTGATCGGAATGTCGATCCGCGCCGAGGGTGAAGTTTCCGAGGCATCTGGCACCAAAACCCTCACCAGATTCACCAAGGTCCACTCCATTGATGTGGTGACCGAGGCCGGTGCCGGTGGTGGATTCATCAAATTGCTCGAATCCGAAAAAGTTTCTGCGCCCGAGAGTGGTGCAGAGTCCCAAAAAGAAAAGGAATCTCTCATGGAGAACGAAATTGTTGAGGCTCTGGCGACTCTCAAAACTGAGTTGGCCACCGCATTCGCAGACCAGCTGGCCGAGGCCCTGAAGCCCTTCGCCAAGAAGGACGACAAGAAGAAGGCAGACGCCGAGGATGCCAAGGACGGCGGCGCTGATGACGACGAAGAGAACGCAGATGGCTCCAAGAAAAAGAAGCCCGTTGTCAAGGAATCTGCGTCCTTTGCAGACATCGACAAGGCACTGACCGAGGCCAAGCTGCCCTCCGCTTCCCGCACCTCGGTTTTCGCTCTGGTTGAGGCTGGCGCTGACCTGAAGGAAACCGTTGACGCCGAAGCCGCCAAGGTGAAATCCATTCTCGAAGAAGCCGACCATTCCTTCAAGGGTTATGCCCACGATGAAAAGGGCGCAAAGAGCCTGGAAGAAGCCACTGCCGGGATTATTGACAACCTTTATGGAATCAAGGCAGTAAACGGCAAGTAGTTTTTCGCGGCAATTCTCCCGAATTGTCAATGCGGTATTCTTGTATTAGCGATGAAAGGTGCCAATAATGGCAAAGAATGAAGTTTTCAAAGACGCGGAAGGGCTTTCCCTCCCCGTCGCCACCGGGGTAAAGTCCGGTACCCCCCTCCGCATTGGCATCCTGAATGCTGTTGCACAGACTGACGAAGGTTCTGTAACCAACACGAACTACGTCTTTGCCGGAATTGCACAGCCCACTGGCGGTATTGGTAACGGCCCCGGCTATGCCACCGTCAAGACCACGGGCGCATGGATTGTCACCGTCACAGGTTCAACGACTGTCGGCTCGGCTGTCTACATCAAGACCGATGGCACACTGACCACCGCCTCCACTGGCAACTTCCTCTGGGGTGTGGCTCTCCGGGCCAGCACCGCTCCGGCAACCCCTGTCATCGTCCGCATTCTCAACCCCGGCCAGACCGTCGCTAGCGCGTAAGGAAAATGACTATGGAACTTGTACTCCCCAAGCACATCGAGGAGACCGCCAAGATTTTCGGTGACGCTCTCCACGGTGACTTCCGCGCACGCGGCATCATCAAGTCCGTCGTTGACGGTCAGCTCTCTGAAGCAATTTCCAGCTCTGACTTGGCGCAGACGTTCGCTTTCGTGAACGCCGCTGCTCTCCAGGCTCAGTACGCGACGCTCCCCACTACGTGGACCGAGTTCGCCAAGCGGGATATCTTCGAGGACTTCAAGCCCAAGTTCCAGAAGGAACTGGTCTTCGACTACGACCAGGACCTTGCTGACAACGGTGGCCACGTCACGGCTCCGGGCTCCCTCCCGGTTGTTCCTGAACTGACCGAGTACCCCGCGTTCAGCTTCACCACGTCCGCCAAGGCGCTTTCCATCTACAAGTCCGGTGCTCGCATCGGCTTCTCTTGGGAAGATGTCATCAACGACAACTGGAACTTCATTGCCCAGCTGCCCGGACGTATGGCCCAGTACGCCAAGAACACCGAGGAAACCGAAGCCGTCAAGGTTCTTGTCACCGCTGCCGGTGCCAACCCGGACACGTTCAACGCCACGAACCTGAACGCCGTGGACAACAAGCAGCTCTCCATCGACTCGCTGGCTTACGCCAAGCGCACGGTGCGTCAGCGCAAGTGGAACAACAACTTCATCACGGTTCCGAAGTTCGCACTCGTTGTCCCGTCCGCCATGCGCGACTGGGCCGAGCGCATCCTGAAGATCACCGAGATTGAGTCGGTCTCCGGTGACCCGGCTGTTGCAGGCAAGGGCCAGCAGCGGTTCAAGTCTCAGGTCTCCAACTCGGACGTGGTGCTGGTTGTCAACGACTGGCTGACCCAGATCGACAAGTCTGCCAACGCGGGTACCAGCTGGTACTTGGTGCCCTACCAGGGTTCCGATGGTATCCGCGACTGTGTTGTGGTGAACTTCCTCCGCAACCACGAGGCACCAGAGTTCCGCCAGTCCAACGCTGGTGGCCTGTTCCTCGGCGGCGGGGCTGTCCCGACGCTGGCTGGCTCGCTCCGCAACGATGACGCAGAGTACCGTGTGCGCCACGTAGTGCGAGGCGGCTTCTGGTTCGCATCGAACAGCTACGCCTCTACCGGCACCACGGCTTACACCGAGCCTTGGTCCACGTTCGCCTAATAGCTTAGGCCCCATGGAAAGCCCCAGCGATGAGCGCATCTCGCTGGGGCTTTCCCCATATACCCACCCATTCTTTGAAGGGACCAGCCCATGTCCGGCCAGACTCCACAGATTCTCGTTTCCCAGCAGATCGGCACCGTTGCCGCTGCTGTCTACACCGTCGCACCATCCTCCTCAGTCACCATTGCAACTGCCTCCATCTGCAACGTGACCGCCGCTACGGTCAACGTCTCAGTGTCCCTTGTCCCAAAGGGCGGCACCGTTGGTGACACTACCCACCGTGTGCTGAACGTGTACCCGCTCGCCGCCAACGACACCTTTGAACTGACAATGTTCAAGGGAGCCGAGTTTGGCCCCGGCGACATGATTGCCGCCTTTGCAGCAACCGCCAGCGCAGTGGACCTTGTGGTGACAGGATCGGTGTTCGCATGAGCCGGTCAGTCCTTCAATCAGGCTCCACTCTGACGGCACCCAGCACGGGAGCTATCACGGATGCCCAACTGCCAGTCACCGCGCAGGCAGCGACACTATCTACCACTTATGCCCCCGTCACCGGATCGGCAAACTACACCGCCCGTACGCAACTGGGGCAACAGGACAACGCCACCTTTCAGGATTCGAAGCTACTGAGGATTAAGGCGTCGCTGGCTACTGCCGCTGCTGGGGCCGCGAAGACGAACATCTTCATATTCGGCCACAGCATGAACTCGGGCTATCAGGTCACATCCTATAAGGACATGTTGCACAACACTCTTGGGGTGGCTCTGCGCCGGAAATTGGCACTGGGCAGTGATGGAGGCGCGTTCTTCTCCATCCCCAAGGACTGGGTAAACCCCTCCGTGACGGACTGGCCTATCACCATCAACACACCCGTCCTCACGGCCACCGGGCATGGCATCCCGGCAGGGTCTAAAGGTCAATGGTTGAATCCAACACTGGGTAGTATTGTGGTTGCCGTCCCCGCAGGAATAACAGCGCTGGGCGTCTGGACAGGTAGCGACGGAAACCAGCCAGGCGGCTCCTACACTTGGCAGATAGACGCCGGTACAGCCACCACCGTCGACACATCGACGGATGCGCAGGCAAACTACGGGTTCCGGAGGTTGACTACAATAACCCTCGACGGGTTGGCGCATAACGTAACCCTTATTGGAACGGTCGGTTATACCGCCGTCGATGCTGTTGAGTTCTTCAAGTCCGACTCCGTCAATGGGATTCACGTATTCGCAGACGGTAACCCAGGACTAACGACCACTCAGCTTGTTGGTGCACCTACGAACAACTACAAGGTCGGTTCCGGGACAACAGCGTCACTGATGCAATCCCTGAACCACCTGAACCCGGCAGCCATTGTCTTTACCGGCATCGTCAACGACTACTCAGCAGGAACCGCCGGAGCCAACCCCGTCCCGTCCGTAACCACGGCAACAAACCTTGTATCAATCCTGGAAGCGTTGGCCGGGGCATGCGCTACCCGACCCAGCATCATTATCAATATCGAACACCAGCGACAGAATCTTGCCATGACAGAGCCATGGCAAAACTACGTGAACGTGGCCTACAGTGTCGCCGCAGCGAACGGATATGCAGTGTTCGACGGCGGCAAACGCTTCGGGACGCTCCCCTCACCAGCCCTCACGGCAGGCCTACTGAATGCTGACCTCATCCACCCCTCGCCGTCTGGCTTCTGGGACTGGGGCTATGGGCTAGCAAGCTTCATGGGCCGCTAGCCGTGATCACAGACGGACAGACGGCACTTCGGGTCCATGCAACGTGACGGCTGCGGGCCACGCCTCAAAAAGGGGAGCATGGCCCTCAGCTTACGGACAACACGAGATATGAAAGTCATGCCCCAAGCATAAGTGCTACATAAGACCGGTTAAGCGCCCCAACTGAAATAGCAAAATTCAAAATGGTTTACACTGGTTATGTGGTGCTACTCCTCCTGTAGTGTGTGGTTGACGGTCCCGGCGTTTAGGTTGCTCCCCTAATCGCCGGGGCCGTTTTGTGTAAAGGTAGAATTGAATTATGACTACTGACCTGTTTCCGCTTGATGCAACCAGTCCGGTTGGGCAGCTCAGATTGCTCATTTCCGACACCCAGCTCCGCACTGATCCAATGGACCTTACAGCTCCCGCAGAATATTACTTTTCCGATGATTTCATGGGCGGCTTTATCGCCATGAATGGTGGCTACCTGAAATTGGCTGCCGCCGACGCTTTGATGGCCTTTGCCACTAACGCTTCCCTTGTGGATGGGAAAATCCGCAAAGAGAATCTGCAGACCGATGGCCCCGCTGTGACCAACGCCCTGCGCTTGCAGGCTGCTGACTTCCGGGCACAGGGCAAATTGGACCGCGAGGAAGCCGACGCAACTGCTGGTCTCCAAGTCTCCATCGTCAACTTCGATGACCCGATCAGCCCCTTCGACTACTTCCAGTACATCAACGCTGGTGGACCTGCCGGTGGTGTGCCGTGGTTCTAAGAACCTCAACCTTCCCGAGTGGCTGGGCGGCGCACCAAGCCGTTAGAATCAACGCCAGCATGACCGGGAGGGTCCAGATCACGCGGGAGCTTGCAGCAGGCACCTGGAACCCCGCAACGGGCCTTTACGACGGCGAGGTCACCGAGCTGCTGTACCTTGGGCGCGCCAACATTGACCGTATCGCCCGCCCACGGCGTGGTGCCTTTGTCTCTGACTCCACGGACAATCAGGTGACCCAGCTGCTGATCCCCACCAGCCCTGCCCTGAATGAGGCTGTACCGGCTCCCGTGAATCTGCGCTGGCAGTCCAACGACATGGTGACTATTCTCCTGTGTGCCGAAATGCCCATGATGGAAGGCGAGAAGGTCTTTGTCCGTGGCTGGTTCGGCGCGACTCAGGACTGGGCCTACACCCTGCACGCGGACTACGACGCCAAGCAGGGCGGTTCCTGATGGCTGGGCTGACGGGCTACAAGAACATCACCGACGGCCTGTTCGCCCAACTGGTACAGGCCGAGAAGAACGTCAAGACCGACGCTCAGGAGGCGGCTCTTGAAGCTGGCATCGCGGGTGAGGAGCAGATCAGGTTCATTATCGACCACACGGCGTCCTCCCTGCGTCCGGGCAAGGACAACCGTAACTGGACGTTCGCCATGAAGCAGGCCGTGAGTTCGGATGTTCAACGCAACGGCAACACCATCTCCATCCGTATCGGCTGGCTCAAAGAGCAGGAGCTGTACTTCCTGCTTCAGGAGTACGGGGCTGACATGCCGGACGGCAGGACCATCACCCCGATGAACGCGCTCATGGCAGGCCAAGTTGAAGTCCTGAAGACACTGACCCGATGGGGGTTCAAAGCACTATGACCGTCAACCCGTTCCCCACGCAGGAAGAAATCATTTCCCTGCTCAAAACCATCCCCAACATCCTGATCTTCGAGGGCAACGTCCCTGACGGCACCTCGATCCCGCTGACCTCCACCGGCAAGGTCAAACCGCACCTTGTAGCGAATTTCACTGGCCTTGTTGACCCGTCCCCCAAGGTCAACGGAATTACCGGGGCGGCAGATGATTCTTTCCTCCAGATGTTTTCCACACATGGAATTGCCGGGGACGATAATGCCGCACGGCAGGTCCATTCCTTGGGCTGGCTGAAGCTCATCGGATTTGTCCCGGCAGGCTGTGGCGAGATACGCCCCGCCTTTTTCGCAGGGGTAGGCCAGATTTCCTCCATGGGTCAACCGACTCGCTTCTCAGCCGTCCAGTCCTACAAATTCCTGATAAACCCCTAAAGCACCTAAATGCTAAAATGGAATAAAGGATTGGAGTTATGCATGTCTGAAAGTGAAATGGTCACAGCGGTGCATGAGGTGACGAAACTCGTGCAGACTATTCCGCGCAGTTACCTGACTGCTTTCCCGGACTTCAGGGAACTCAATGACGCTGAGATTGTTGAGCGCCAGCGGGGCAGAGAACGCAAAATGTTTGGGGAGCACCTGACCCGAGCACCAAAACACAAGGCTGATGAAATTCAGCTTGACGAACCGCTGACTGAAGATCAGGCAGCAGAAGCTCCCGCAACGGAAGGCGGCAACTAATGGGCAAAATGATGTCCCCCAACACGCGCATTGACTGGATCGAGGCAACGACTTATGACCCCCTGAACCCCTCGGCGGCACTGTTCTCTGCTGCCACGAACATCTCGTGTGCCATCGAGACCGGCTACAAGCTGAACCCCACCAAGTCGGACACGAACAACAAGAAGTCCATCTGCGAAGATGCCAACGTCGAAAACCCCGTGCGCTACAACTACGAGGGTGACCTGACGTTCTTCCGTGAAGGCGATCTGGCCGACACGACTTCCCCGTTCTCCATTGCGTTTGCGTTCTTCGGAACCGTCCGCAAGACCGGCTACCTTGTCCGCCGCACGGGCCTGAGCAACAGCGCGGTTGTCGCTGTTGCTCAGAAAGTGGACAGCTTCAAGTTCATCTCTGACTACCCCAAGGATGTCATTGACAACGACCTGATCGAGTTCAACACTAAATTCCACCCCCAGGGACTCATGGCCCTCAACCAGACCGTAGTGGCGTAAGGAGCCCCTGACATGACTTCTCACAAAATGGTGAACCCCAACACGGGCATCTGGTGGATTCCACTGGCAGGTCTGACTTCCGGCTCCTCACCGAGCGCGGCCCAGATCACTGCGGGCACACGCATCTCCGGTGCTGTGACCACGGGCTACTCGCTCGGCTTCAAGGACTCAGACGTGGACAAGTCCAAGACCGTCGAGGATGAGGGCAACGTTGACACCCCCACCCTGAAGAACTACGAGGGCAAGATCAGCCTCTTCAAGGACGACATCTCGGTGCCGTCTCTGGCTGCTCCGGTGCTGTCAGCTCCGACCACCGCCACCACTGGCGGTACGTTGGCAGCTGCCACGTACTACTACAAGGCGACGTACACCAACGCCAATGGTGAGACGGTCGGTTCCAACGAAATCTCCCAGATCACCACGGGTACGACTTCCACGGTTTCCTTCACCATCGGCGTGGCTCCTTCCGGAGCCACAGGCACGAAGATTTACCGTGGTACCGCTGCTGGTGCTGAGAACGTACTCGTGGCCACACTGGCAACCACGCCCACCAGCTACACCGATACCGGCGCAGCGGGTACGGCAGCAACTGTTCCGGCAACCAACACCACGGGCAGCCTTACCACGATCTTCACCACGTCAGTGAACCTGTTCCTGGTTCCCTACGTTGAGGGCTGGATCGTCACCCGCTATGGCAAGAAGGCCACTGTGGCTGTCGCTGCTGGCGACAAGGTATCCACCTTCCGGTTCAAGAACGACTATCCGATGACGGTCGAATCCGCTGCCGGGGCTCCGATTCTCGTGGAGGTTGGCTTCCTGCCGCAAGGGGAAGCCTATCCGAACGTGGTTTGTGTAGCTTAGGGGCTGTAGTTTCATAGTTTGGTAAGCTTGGCCACAGACCCACAGAGGTCTGTGGCCAAACTTATTAGGAGCGAAACATGAGCAACGTCGTCATTGACCGTAGGCTGCTGGAAGGCTGGGCTGACAGCTCGCCGCT